GTTGAGGGCACTAAGGATACTATTACCATAGGGGTAAGTAGTGCAGTATCTGGTACGGGTTATTACTTCTCAACTATTCAAGTATTAGCTCAGGCTGTCGTTGCTTCACAGACTAATGTAACTGGCGCAATTACAGCACAACTTAGTGATTTTACTGCACTTCCAGCAGGGGCTATTATTCCTGTAAAGCTAACCAAAATAGCATTAACAAGTGGAGAAGCAATTGGCATTCTTGCAAGAACATAATGCTATTACATTAAACGAAAAGGGGGATTCACCCCATGGCGATCACTTATGGAGCAATTAGAACGTCAACTCTGCGCTTGTTAGACGAATACAGTTCAAGAGGAACCATTCAGGTCCCCTCAAAGGTAGCGGACTATGGCTTTAAAATCCAACAAATTACAAACGAATCGATTTATGAGCTTGCAAGCACCACAGCTAAGCTCCCTAAAACCTTTCTAATTCCTCATAACCCCATAAAGAATACCCTTGCCGATGATACGAGTTCCCTGAAACAACATATTCCAGGCGTTGACTTCTCGATAACGCTTGTGAATGGGAAGTCAACTTTTTTCGAGGCAACTTATCCCGGTGAGATTGTCATCGAGGAGTCAGCTAATGGTGTAACCTACGCAGAAATAGAGACTATCACCGTGCCATCGGGAACGGAAGGATTTGCAGAATACAGGAGACTCATAGCCCCTTCCTTATCAACCAATACGGTTAGGTTGCGGTTTACTGGCGGTTCTGTTTATTTGTTCTGTAATTACGTTTTGTATGCCTATACGTGGCCTACAGAAGCAGATGTACAGCAGCATCGTCCGTGGTTTATTAAGGAGGCTCCAACTGACTTTCTCGATCTTAATTATGTTGAAGTTAAAAAAGATGCAAGGCAATATGTTCCTTATTCCAACATGATAAAAACTCCCGAGAATCAACTTAGCTTTAACTCATACGATGGACCGATGCTTCTATTAGTACACTACTGGCGTAAACCAACTCTCTTGACGTTTACGGATGTTCAATCGGTTGATGATGCCTTAGTAATTGACTTAAGGGATGATGCTAGTTTAATCATAGCATACAATTGTGCGGGGACTATTCAAAATAGTGAAGAGGCAGGAAGGGGCGATGCTTTCTTAAAAAAATACACAGAAAAACGCATGAATCTCATTTCAAGTACAGCCTCGCATGTATCAAGCCTAAGTAATTTGTACACATGGTAGGGGGTGAGGACATATCGCAACCGAAACATATAGCTTCCCCGATGGCTTTGCATCAGGCCTGAGGATTGACCTTAGCCCCGATAAAATACCTTCTTCTGCAAGCCCTGATATGCAGAACATAAATTTTTCTGACGGAGCGATCCCAACTAAACGAAAAGGCTTCTCCCGTCCCTACGCCGCATCTCTCGGTCCAACCCCAATCCGACTAATGACCGAATTTAAAACAAACGGCGAAACTGAATTCCTCGTCGTATGTGGGGGATCAATTTACAAAAAGAATTGAGGTGATTACCCTTGGCGGATATAACTCTCCAGGAACTGTTTGACGCTGCAGCAAACGTAGCAGGAACAGGCTTTGCATCAGCAGCACGAACAGCAACAGTTTCAAGTTCTGACATAACAAACTTAGGCGGCAAGGGCGTAATCGTTATCCTTGATGTTACGGCATCAGCAGATACTCCAAGTATAACCTTAACTATCGAAGGCAAGGACCCTGCATCAGGTAAATATTATGCCATCCTTGTGTCAGCAGCAGTAACCACAACAAGCACGAACGTCTATCGAGTGCATCCATCATTCACAGCAGCATCCAACTTGATAGCAAAAGATGCAATCCCCAAAACATTCCGCATAACCATGACTCATGCGGACGCGGATTCCATCACATATAGCGTTGGGTATAGCTTAGTCTAACCCCGAAGAAAGGGGGCTCAGTATGGCAATTGCAACATTTTGGGCAGGTACAGACGGTAAAGATGGAACATACGGAGTAGATACAGCAACGGTGTTAGATGGAACCGCATCAGCATCCGTCTTTTTTTCTTTATGGACAGAGTTCGAAGGAATCCTTTCAGGTTTAACCGATGCTCCAACAACTTCATTTGAATCAGACGACAAGGTTTACTTCCTCACGGGCAATGAATACGTCTACTATAACGGCACAACGGCTGGTAACGTGACGGATATTGCCAAGGTCCCAACTGTTACGCTAGGTAAAAAACCTGATGGCACAAGCGGAACAGCAAACGAAAAGTTCAATCATTTGAGTGACAAATGGAAAACAAGCTATGACCCTGACGGAATAGCGACAGCGTTTGTACTCGACAAAATATATCAATCTGATGGCGTAACCCCAATTACCCTCTCAGCAAATCTATTTAAAGCGTACATTTATGAAGTAGAAAAAGTAGAAGGTACAGACTTCACCTTCAATCGTACAACATGGACAGCAACCTTCACCTCTGCCCCTGCTGCTGGAACTGATACCCTGCAAATTCAATTAGAGGCAACCGCGCTCATGGACCAAACCCTTATCGCTAAATGCACCATGGCTATTGAGTACGCGGGTAACAATAATACTGCTGTATTCATTTCGGGACATCCAACCTACCCAAATATAGTTCGTTATTCATGGTTTTACGACCCAACATACTTTCCTGAAGATGCTGACATAAGCGTTGGTAACGACTCTCGAAGTGTTACGGGTTGGGGCAGAATGAACGATTACCTTATCACCTACAAAGAACCCGGAGATGAATTCGTGCAGTGGTATTCATACATTAATGTGGACTCTACTTCTGGTTCGGTCACAGTCCCTACATTCGGTCTAAGTGATGAGTTTGGATGTATCGCACCGCGAACTGTACTCCCTGCTCAGAATGGTCTTCTAGCTCTCTCAGATAAAGGTGTAGTATGGACTTGGGCGAGCTTAACCAAAGGACAAGCTAACTGCAAAATAGTCAGTCAAGGCGTTAACGGAAAAAACGGCATAGCAAGCGGAATCCTTGACAACACGAAGGCAGACTTAGCCTTAGCCCATGCTGAAATAAGCGGAAATAAATACCTTCTGCACATCAAAGACAAGGTTTGGGTTCTGGACCTTGAATATTCAGACTTGGCAGGTGGAGTTTATTGTTGGTATCCCTACACTGGTATTTATGCCAATGCAGGGTACTTTCTGACGCGTTCAGACGTTCTCTATATGGGCGATAACGTAAACGGGCTCATCTATTCCGAACAGCAAATAACCAACGATAACCCTTACTCCGACGATGGCGTAGCAATAGACGCATGGTGGACTTCACCTCTTATGTTCTTAGGCGGCAGGGAATGGATAAAGAAGTTTGAGCGAATCAATCTTACATTTAAAGCATCTTACGGAACAGAACACACCTTAACGCTTATCTCTGATTCAGGGGAAGAGGACATAGTTCTTCTGCAAGAATCAGGGATTTTTGATGCCCGATACTTCCACGCTTCATACTTCAACGCAGGAACGGAAGCACCAAATTACCCTAAATCGCAGGGTGAGAAAATAGGAATCAAGGCTGAGTATTTTCAATTTAGAATCAGAAACAATACGCTTAATCGCAGTATAGCCATGTTAGCGGTTATGATTAGTTTCAAGCTGAGGAAGAAGGTGAAGTAATGGCATTTCCAACAATGGGGGCAATAACTGAAAAGTTCGTAGGGCAACCGTACGACCTGAATAGCGTCTTGGCTCCTGCTCAAGTGTGGGCAAAGCTTGACTCTCCACCCGAAGAGGTAAGGGTTGCGTTAAATGCGGTTGTATCTTTACTTAATGCAATTACAGATGGGACAAGTGGCGCAGACAGCCTTGGCATACCTGAGACCATAGCAGGAAGCGGAACGAACGTAAGAGATAGAGCGGATTGGCTTTATGCTCAAATAGTTGCTGCGGTGTTAGGGGCGATACCTGACGGCTCGTTAACTACAGCTAAGTATGCTAATGGTTCCGTCACGGCGGCAAAGTGCGCGGCAGATGTTGCGACTCAAGCTGAGTTGGATAATTTGGCAGGAGCAGGACGAACAATAGAAACAGTGAAGAATAATGCGGATACCATTGCCAACCATTCAGCAAATACTACTACTGCCCACGGTGCTGTATCGGCAGCGACAGCGAGCACGATTATAGTTCGGGATGCAAGTGGCAGGGCTAAAGTAGTTGGCGCAAGTGCGGCAAGTGACATTGCTATTTTAAGTGACGTAACGGGCAATGTCGAGGATACTCCGACAGCAGGGCATACAACCAATGCAGCAAGTAGTAATTCGGTTGCAACGCTTTTGGCTAATTATGCGCGATATTATAAGAAAGATGCAGGGAGCACAGATGCTTATGTTGTTGTCCTAAGTCCTGCTATCGTCTCCTATATAGAAGGTATGACGCTAGACATATTCTGTAATACCGCCAACACCGGTGCAGCAACATTGGATGCTGGCGGTGGCGCAAAGGACTTGCGTAAGTATTACAACGATGCCCTTGAAACAGGTGACATTGAGGCAGGAGCAATCATTACTGTCAAATGGGACTCCGCTAATGATTGGTGGCAAGTAACTAGCGGAATTAAGGTTGCGATTGTCGATGCTTCCGACACGGTAAAAGGAATAGTCGAGCTTGCCACAGACGCAGAAGTTACAACAGGAACCAGCACAACATTGGCGGTAACTCCGGCGGGGGCGAAGGTAGAGTTAGATAAAAGGATAAAGTCAGCTAGTGGAACTTGGTCAGACACAACAACATCTATAGCCGCAAGTAGTAATTATACAAAAAATATAAGCGTTGGGTTTAACGCCACAAAAGGCGTATTAATGATTAAAAGCGCTAGTTCAACGGGAGCTAGTTGTATATTTACTACTAATGTAAATGAAGCCGCATCAATGGGGTTTGGGGCAGGAACAACAGCCTTGTATTACGGAGTAGATGGACAGTTATGTCCAGGTTCAGGGCTAGGATCTGACATTATACTGTATAGCGTAAGGATGAATGGGGGCAACTTGGAAATTATATTACGGAATACTAATGGCAGTACCGCAAAGACGATAAGTGTTGCAAACTGCACATGGGAGGCGTTTGGCTAATGCAAACAATAGTACGAAAATCAGATAGCAAGTTTTGTGGCACAGTACCCTCTAATATGACAACAGAGCAGGAAATAATTTTAAATGTACTTCCTAATTTTGGCGGTATCATTGATGATTATGAAGTACAAGACATCGAACCACCTATTTTACCGCCTGTGATTCCGCTAAAAACAGAAATTGAGTTATTGCAAGAACAAACTCTATCTATCCAAAATGACTTCGATATCATGTATGCTCAAATGTTGATGCTTCAGGGGGTGGAAATAAATGTGTAAAGAATCAATTTTCTCTCGTCTGATTAAAAAAGGATTATTATCTATTCAAACCCTTCTAACCTCAACTCTGCTCGTATCCAAAGGATTACTAACAAGGCTTGAAATCTTAAAAATCATGGGTGTTCTTCTTTTTGACGAGCATATCACCGAAGTTGACCTTGATACCTTTGTCGTGAACGAATGGATTACGGCAGAAGAGAAAGCCGTGATAATTCTTGAGAAAAAACCTTGTTAAGATTGTTCTTGCAATATTGATATCCAACGTCCTGTTTGTTTCGTTCGTGGTGTTCGAGGGTGGCAAATACCCAATAAACCTAATGACTGAACAGGAAGTATTCGGCTTGGCTAATTCAATACCCTACTCTCGTGAAGCAACGGCGGAATCAATTGCGGAAAATAGGGCATCAATCACAGACTTTAAGCAGTACGACACTCCAAAGACTAAATATAGCAAGTACCTAACAGTTAGGAGTTGGGATGTGCGAACTGACATAATGTTAAATATGGTATTTGTGGCATTGACGATATGTATTCCCTGCCTTATTTACTTAGGGGTTAAAGGTATAACTATTGTCAACAACAAGTACATTGTTTTGGGAGACAAAGAAGCAGATCAAAAATAAGCGAGGTAAAAGCGATTGGAGACGCTTATTTTTATGCCCATTTCCTACAAAGGAGGTAGAACATGGCTACGAATACAACCACCCTTCCCCAAGACGATTATCAGCAAACTCTTGTTGACTATAACGATGCAACCGCAACGGCGGCGGCTACCGCTAAGCAAGATGTACTTCGTCAAGCATGGGAGAGCGACCAACAGGCTTACAACGCGCAAAACGCCACGGTTGCGAATAATTATCAAAGCGCTACTAATGCGATCAATCTTCAACGACAGACACAACTTCCCAAGTATCAAGCTCAAAAAGACGCTACCAGCTCAGATGCAGCAGCAACACAGCGTCGAACAGAAGCCCTAAATTCAATGGGTGGAGCATACAACTCGGGCGCAAACCGAAGTCAGATGCTGGGGATTGACTTAAATAGGCAGAGTGCCTTGCAAGGTATACAGAGTGACCAAAATAACTTCGATACATCCACGGGCAATGCTCTGACTGAAGCGGATTCGGCAAGGGTCGCGGCACTCAATGACATTGCTGGGAAGTTAGCCCTTGGCACAACGCAGTACAACGATGGAGCATTAGCGTTAAGGACTCAACTTGAGTCAGACAAGCAAACCGGAGCGTTAAAGGCTGTATTAGATGCTCAAGCGCGAGCAGATGAGCAATATCAATTCAACACGACGACAGGGCTTCAGCAGCAACAAATTAACAATCAAGTGGCACAGTATGCATCCACTTTAGCTCAGGAAAATGAGCAATTCAGAATTACGTCTAATATGACGCAACAACAGATTAATAATCAGGTTTCGCAGTTTAGACAAGGCTTGGAGCAAAATGCAAGTCAATTCGGCGTAACCTCTGCACAAACACAACAGCAGATCGATAGTCAGGTTTCACAATATGCCACATCTTTGGCACAGTCTAATTCTCAATTTGAGAGAACTGCTGGTCAATCGGATACTCAAATTGATAATCAGGCATCACAATTCGAGAGAACTGCTGGTCAAGCCGATACTCAAATAACCAACCAGGCTAATCAGAATGCTGCTCAACTAGCTCAAAACGCTGCTCAATTCGCCGTAGCTTCAGCGCAAACGCAACAACAAATCGATGATGCTGCTTCTCAGTTTGCTGAGTCATTCGGATTATCTAAGGAACAACTTGCTGCTCAAATAGCTCAAAATGGCTTTAGCAATACTATGACTGCATTGAATTATAATGCGTCCGTTGACCAGACTGAATTTAACAATGGTATTGCGGTTTATGGTGCAACTGGGGTTTATGGTGGAGACGTTAGTTCTGGAACAGACAGAGCTGTCGTTAATCCAGATGGGACAGTCAGTGTAGTTCCCGTAGATGTGGCAGATCCTGTTATTGAAACTCCCGAGACTGACGTTCTTGATAAATCGGGTAATATAGCCCTAGACCTTAACGGAACAACGACCGATAAAGCTGGGGTTCAGTGGAAAAACTATAAGGTTGTTGGTCCTGATGAGGTTGCTCCTTCTAAAAATGCAGCCGGGGCAAAGTTAGTTGGGTATCGCTTATACTATAAATCGCATGGTGACAAATACTATATCCCTATGTATTCTGACCAAATAGGATACGGAACCCTTCCCAAGGGATATAAAAAATCACGCGATATAAACGGGATGCCTACCTACGTAGAGAAATAAGAAAGGATGATAAACATGGCTGCGGTTGACCCAAATAGACCCGGATATTACATGGATGGAACTCCTATACCCAGCCGAGCTGATCCTGCGGCGACTAATCGGGTTGCGGCTATGCAAGCGGGATTGGGAGAAACCCAACCTCAACCTCAAGCTCAAGCCCAACCCATTACAAAGTCGGGGAATCCATATAATAACCCAAAAAGCACGGTCTACATGACCGCTGACAACCAGTTAGCAGGTGGACCAGGTAAGGGCGTGTACGCCTATCGCGGAGTACCTGGCATGGAATTACGAACGCAGTTTAACGCACAGAATGAATTTAAGATCAAGATGGAACAATGGGCGAAGGAATTTGCAGAAACGCAGAAGCAGCACAATTTTGATAATGGGATATCAGAAGGAACGCTGACTGGTTATTATAACGGGAAGAAAACAATTAGCACTAAAACAGGGGGTACTAATACGGTGGCTCGTAAATACTACGTAAACGGAGTGCTGCAATCATAACACCTAGTACCAAGAGAGAGTCTTAATCGACTCTCTCTATTTCTCAAGAAAGGATGATGAGCGTGGCTATTTATGGCCTACAGGATGATGTCTTGGTCAACAAAGGGAAGAATGTTCAATTATATATTCCAGGGCAAACCAAGCTTACCGCGCAAGATATATTTCTCGGTGGCCCTGGAACAGGCATTGATGATTCTCAATTAAACGGAGCTACAAGAGTACATGGCGATACTTCCGAAGATACTTCGTACGGCTTAGAACAATATCTAAACAGCATCGAAAATGGAACCCCAACAAATGCTGCGCCTGACCAACCTGACAGTTCAGGCTCAAGGACTTATGGTCTACAAGCAGACGTAGACGCAAACAAGGGTCGAAATGTAAATCTTTATGTTCCGGGTAAAACTCAATTGTCAGCACGAGATGTATTTTTAGGCGGCACCGGTACAGGCGTAACAGATGAACAGCTAAACGGGGCACAACGTGTATTTGGGCAGGACGCTGTCGGTACTCGACAGGCCTACAACGAGTACAGTGGTGATCTTTCGTCACAGACTCGGGCTGCTATAGCTCAAAACGCTGCGCCTAGGGTAGATTCAGATAGAGGTATCCCAACGCTGGCCCGTCAACAGATGGAAATAAATCAAGCCAAAGATATGGTAGACATCCCGGTAAAGACATCGGTGGCAACAGGGAAATACCTCGGTATGGATACGCTTGAGCAGAAAAAGTATGATGAAAAACTTAGGCAAGATGCGCTTGACGATGAATGGAAGCAGAAAAACTTCGACTACACCATGTCGAAGGATACTCTCGATAATCAGTATAAGTATGACGCATTGAATTCTGGTAATTACAGTGATTCTGAAAATCGTAAGATTTCGCAACAAAATGCCAACGTGAATGAGTTGAATGTAACGGGTGAGTGGCCTAGTAGCGGAGGCGGCGCAAGTGTGGGCGAATACTCATCATCGATCAATAAATACGCTCAACAGTACGGAGTGTCACCCGGACTTATCAGTGCGGTTATTAATCAGGAGAGCGGAGGGAATCCTAGCGCAATCAGTTCTGCGGGAGCAAGTGGGATAATGCAACTTATGCCTGGTACCGCGAGGGAGTTGGGGGTAACTGATACCTCTAGCGTTGATCAGAACATAATGGGCGGGACGAAATACCTTAGCCAACAACTGCAGAAATATGGAAACAATGAATTAGCGTTGGCGGCTTATAATGCTGGACCTGGTGCTGTGGATAATGCTATTAGTAAGGCTGGAAGTAGAAATTGGAGTGATGTGTCTAAATACTTGACAAGCGAAACGCAAAATTATGTGCCTAGTATTTTGGGGAATGTGAAAATAGCTCCGTTAAAAACTAAGGCATTAAAGCCTAGTGAGGTATCCGGCCAGGATGCTAAAATTGCACAAAACCAAGCAATTGCGCTTGTTGACTCAATGGACGCGCAGGGCAAGGGTGAGGATGAAATTTTAAATTACTTCAGGTCTAACGCTTCTATATTCGCCAACAAGGGTGTTGACCTTCTGGATATAGGTGATTACACAAAGCGAAGAAGATACCCAGGCTTTGACCCAACGTCAAGGTAAGGAGATGAGAGAATGAACGACCCATATTCTTACTTTGGACTAAATAATCTGGATGAAAAAAACGAGCGCAATAAAGTTGCACCCAATCCCTATTCGTACTTTGGATTGGATGAACCGAAGGAACAGGAAGAACCAGGGAGATTATCTTCTATAGCTGATTTCCGCAAAGCAGAGGATAGCGATACCTTGCCTAATTATTTACCTTCTTCTCCGATTGGCATGGATGAATTACTTTCTTCTCATGAACCAACGGATGCCCCTACTCAACCAGAAGAACCAAACTATAAGGCGGCATGGATAAAGGGAACGCTTGGCTCATTGGCGGGTCGGGCGTTAACTCCTTTGGCTGAAAAGATAGCAGGCAAGGATGTTGACTTATCAACTCTTCCCGAACAGAAAACTTTAGGAGAAAAGGCAGTATCTTTTGCAGGGAGTAACCTTTCCGATCTTCCTCTATGGTTGACCGGAGATGCCGCACTAGCGAAGCCCCTATCCGCATTGGCTAAAACTGCACCGATTGCGAAGGCTACTAGCGTTATACCTAAAGCGTTAATCCCTGCACTCGGAACAGGGGTAAGGGCGGGATCGACATACGCTCTACCAATCAATGCGGCTGAAAGCGTAGTCGACGGAGAGGGTATAGAGGGATTCGCTGGTAGACTCAAGGAAGCTCCATTGATGGCATTGGGCGGAGCTACTTTGCACGGAGCAGGTTCTTTGCTAGGTAAGGGCATAAGCAAGGCTGTGGGAGGGTTAAAGCCTCGCGGTGTACCGTTGGAACCAATTACGCAAGCCCCTGTCATAGAGCCATCCTTACGCCCTAGAGAGCCTATTCAGACATCGCAACTACAGCAAGAACTTTCTTCCCCAAGGATTGAACTTCCGACAGGTGGACCACTCAATAGATTTCAGATAGAGCCGGACCAAAGGATTAGGGGAACATTGATACCCGATGAGGGTGTGGGGATGCCAAAGGTTGGGAATCCTGCTCCGATCGGCGAACCGATTAAGCCTTTGGGTAGTGGAAGTGCTGCGGCTGCGATTGAGAGCCCGGGGGGTATGATGAGGTTGAAGGGGCCGGGCGGGGTGAGTGTTCCGAGAGTTGAACCTGTTGGGATTACCGAACTTCCCGAACCACAAAGCAAGATCGTTATTGGTAAGCCAAAAGAAAAAATAGGATTTAGGGAGGCATTAAATAAATTCTATACTGCCACGGTTAATACTCAACAACCTATTGTTAATGCCGGAAAGGTTGCCGAGTCCGATATCGGAAAACTAGCAAGTAATACGAGGAATGTTAGCGGAATCGTTGATCACAACTTCCTTACTGCTCTTGTAGATAAAGAGGGCAATCCAGTCGGTGGATCCTTAAGGAAAACGGTAGAGGCTATCCCCAAGGGGCAAGAGAAGGACTTCTGGACCTATATGAGTCAACGGCATAATATTGACCGATCAAGGGAGGGAAAGTCCGTTCAGGCGAACTATACGCCGGAAATGTCTACTGATGCTGTTAGGATTGCAGAAGAGGCACATCCCGAGTATAAGACGGTTGGGGATGGCATTGTTAATTGGCTTGATTCTTTTATGAAAACGTGGGGCGTAGATACTGGAATCGTTAACAAGGATCTCTACAAAGGATTACGAGAAACCTATAAATCCTATTTCCCAACTCAAAGGGATTTTAGCGAACTAGAAAAAGCTATTCCCGATAATGTGTCCCAAAAGTTTGCAGGCCAACGCACTCCAATTCGTAAGGCTACCGGATCAGAGAGGGACATAATTGACCCTGTAGAAAATATTATGCAATTAGTTAATCGCACAGTGAGGGCCGCTAAATACAACGAGGTCGGTCAGAGCTTGCTTGAATCCGTCAGAACTTCTCCCGAAAAGATGAAACCACTTGCTGAGGTTGTTGCCACCAAAGATGGGATGTTCGCGAATACAGATAATGTTATCTCTGTTTTAGAAGATGGCAAGCCAACTTATTTAAAAATTAACGATAAGATGTTACTCGATTCAATGAATGGTCTACCGAAGTCTATTGGTAAAATACCTGTTCTGGATACTTTGACAAACGGATTCAAGGGTCTAATAACTCAGAAAAACCCACTTTTTGCCATAAGAAACATTTTCAGGGATATACCTACGGCGTATATATATGGCAGTGAATCTAATCCACTTAAGTTTGGTGTGGGACTTATTGGGGCCGGGAAAGATATATTAACCAATGGTCCACGATTGCAAAAATATAACGCGGTCGGAGGCGGAGGGTCAAACTTCTTTAATTCTGGAGATGTAGCAAGATCAGCCGGAAAGCTAACTAATATCGGGAAGCGAGACACGCTTATAAATAATGTGTCAAGCAAGGCTGGGGACGGAAGAATTGGAAAAATAGTAACAGGCACTGCCGATATAGTCCTTCATCCAATTAAGTCCGTTGAAAAATTTAATAACCTTACGGAATCCATACCTCGTTTAGCTGAATTCAATAGGGTGCTTGAAAAGACCGGAAATATTACTGATGCCCTGTTCGCGTCTAACGATGTTACTGTAAATTTCTCTAGAAGTGGTAATTTGACAAAAACCGCAGACAAGGGAGTACCTTATTTGGCGGCAGGGGTAGCCGGTCTAGATAAGTTCTTTCGCGGATTCATTAGCCCTAAGTCCGCGCTTAAAACAATAGTTAAATCAGGTGCGGCAATATCAACCCCTGAAATTGCGCTCTACATGGTGAATAAGGATAACCCAAACTATCAGGCATTAGATAATCGCACCAAGGATAACAACTTTTTAATTCCTAAAGAGGATGGAACTTTTATAAAAATCCCTAAATCAAGAGAATTGGGAGTGTTATTCGGATCTCTTCTTGAGAGAGTAGCTAGAAAGGCTGAAGGACAGGAAAATTCCTTCAAAGGATTCGGTAATTCCTTAGCTACTAGCTTTTCTCCTGCCAATCCAATTGACAGTAACTTCATTTCTCCTGCTACATGGAATATTGCAACTAATAAGGACTTTGCTAATCGGGCCATAGTTCCCCAAGGTATGCTCATGGACAAGCGTTCTCCCTATCTTCAATATGACGAGAAAACTACTTCTATCGCCAAGGCTATTGGTGAATTAAGCAACAATGTGGTCGAAGGAGGGTTATCGCCTAAGCAGATTGACTATCTCGTTAAGTCGTACACCGGAGTAATAGGTCAACTTGGATCTCCGTTGGTTACACCGGGGGGAAGTGCAAAGAAAACATTATCCACTCAATTCGTGGCAGACCCGACATTCAGTAATCAATCCACTACAGACTTCTTTGATAAACTAGACAAATTATCTGCATCCGCAGTGGATAAAAACATTCTCGGTAAAATACCTAGCAAGAAGTTAACTCCTGAAGAGGATATGCGTAATTCAATGAACGGAGTTAGCGATGCGCTGAGCAGGGGGACTAAGCTAATTAACTCTATTCAAGCAAGTGACGATCCTATGAAGGACGCCAAGATTAAAGAGATTAAGACGGAAATGATTAATTTAACAGGTAAAGCAGTTGCAGCCAAAGATGCAAAGGCAATGCAATCCGTCGAAAATGGCGCGAAGAAGTTATGGAATAAGTAAAGAGCAGGAAATTAATCCTGCTCCCATCTTTTCTGAATCGGAAACCTTCTGTTCAATTCCGCCATAAAATTTTTGTTGGCATAAATTATGAATATAGTAAAAAGTATTTGAAAGACAATTCCTGTTATTGGTCCAATATCAATTCCTGAGTTTGTTAATTTAGACGCTATTGCATAAAGCAAAAATGCCATACTAATGAATATTAAAAATTCTATAGATATAATTACTTTCTCCCAAAACTTCCTTGATAACCAATCGTCATTACTCATAATAGGACATATCCTTTCTTGTGTAATATATGTTGACTTGTGATGAGTTGTGACATATAATTGTATTTAGGAAGGAGTGAGGTATTATCGAAGATGAATATATCACAACCGAAGAATTATGTCAGTGGTTGAAAATCAGTAAAAACACGGCCAATAACTGGCGTAGACTTGGACTTCCTTTTGTAAGGTTTGGAAACACCGTCAGGTATGAAAAGGTAAAGGTTCAAAAGTGGCTTGAGGAAAAAAGTAAAAACTAAAGGGAACCTTGCACCCCGACCAAGAGATTCAAGATTCCCAGATAAACAGCCCTCCGCAAAGGAACGTTTCACCTTATTTTATCAGGTGCCTCCTTTTTCGGCAAGGGCAAAAGAGGGAGGAATTTGTCATGGATTACCCAAACGTAATTACCATAGAAGGAAAAGAGAAGGAGGTAGTAATTTGGAACCTAAGAGGATATTTTAAATTCGTTGTCGCTGATGGTATTGTTTTAGCAGATCCAAAATACTTAGGTGAACTTTTCTCATTACACGCCCTGGGGGATGCTTTGTTATGTATGGAGTAAAGACTTGTTGTAGGTGTAAAAGGGAACTCCCTGCGGACGGATTTCATTTTTACATCGTCCAAAACACCAAGGACAACTTACGATCTTCCTGCAAGGAATGTAATGGATCTAAATTTTCAAAACCTAAAATTTTAGTGATGCATGGTTATAAGTTATGTAGTAGGTGTAATCGCGAATTACCCGCCGATAAGTTTCATTTTTTTGCTAACGTTAATACGTGCGATGCCCTTCATTCTGCGTGCAAGGAGTGTGAGGGTAAAAAATTTTCCATTTCCAATGATATTGAAACGCATAGAGTGTGCATTAAATGCGGTGGGGAATTCCCAGCGACTAAGGAATATTTTTCAGTCCATAAGGGCCGCAAGAATAATATAGAGGGGACTTGTAAAAAATGCCGTAATCTCCAATCTGCTCAATACCGCGAAGAAAATAAAGAGAAATGGGATGAATACGACAGACAGTATTACAAAGATAATAGGGATGTGATAATACAACGCAGTAGTGATTACTATAAGGATAATCGCGAAACAGTTCTTGTAAAGGTTAAGCAATACGGTATATCCAATAAGGAGGCTATAAGGGCAAAAGATATCGTGCGTTCTAGAAAATATCGAGCTAATAATAAAGGAAAGTTGGCTAAGACGCAAAAGATATGGCTTGCCACCCATAAAGGAATACGTAACATATGGAAGCAAAAGCGAAAGGCGAAAGAAAGATTGCTTATATCAACTTTTTCTAGTAAAGACTTAGAAGATTGCTTGAATTTCTTTAACCATAAAGATACCTATACCGGACTCCCAATGAACTCAGTTAGTCAAGATCATGTAATACCCGTGAGTAAGGGTGGGCATTATGTTAGGCAAAATATTGTCATCTGTGAGAAAAGCGTTAATTCCAGCAAACATAAAAGCGATATGGAAACTTGGTACAGGCGACAACCCTTCTTTAGTGAAGAAAGACTATCCAAAATACACGAATGGATTGGACTTAAAAACGGTATCCAACAGCTATCCCTAATTTAATATGGCTAAAATAAAGAGCAGGGCTTAATTCCCTGCTCAAACTTTTCTCCTTATGGGACTAAGCTTAATGCCTGTAGTTGAGCTATAGCCTCATCATCACTTATGAACCCGTACATCGACATGAGTGCTATGCAATTAAATCTCCTACCTTTTAGCGAGAGTGATTCTGCATCGCTAACCGGAAACGCAAGTTGGCTAATCGCACCGATAAAAGCAGTATCCGGTTCAATCTTTAACCTGCGAATCTGCAACTCTGTTGTTAGATCAAATATCCTGGCATCAAGAGTGATTTCTCCACAAACCTCCATTGATCTTACGTTTGCAATCTTCTGCGCTACATCGGAGGTATCGGTTGTCTCCTCTGCCATCACAGGCAAAACGAACACCATAACCATCATTATAGCCAGGACCATTGACTTAATTCTTTTCATTTCATTCCTCCTCTAAAACGCGGTCATTAATAACTAAAAACCAAACTTATCCATAGGGTCAGTCAAGCCATACGGACTTGAATATCTTCCAATGTACCTATTCGCGCTTAATCTCCCCAATGTATATCCACTAGTATCAACAACAAACGGAGGAGATGAAGTGTACTCATTAAAGGGGCTGTACGAGCCGTATTTACCACCATAGGGACCATACTCGTTAAATATACTTTCTGAACTATACTTGCTACCATAGGTTCCGTACTCGTTGAAGATACTATCGGCGTCATAATTATTCAACGTGATCTTGCCAAGATAGGTATGGTCATCATCGTCCGCATACAAGGACGTTGACCCATACACTCCTAACGGTGGTAGCATTGTCGATCTGGCCGATACAGGCATGGCAATAGCTAGGACTAATGTCATGGACAGAAGCAAGGACTTGACGAATTGTGGTTTTTTCATTTTCTTCCCCCTCTAAATTTTCCCACAATCATACCACGTTACTTCTGCGAAATTTAACGTAAAATGGAACAAGGAATAAAATAACTTTACAACAATCATCTTTATGTAAATTAACATTCGTGGTACACTATTAAAACTAGGGATCAGGCAAAGGTAGCTCCTTTGTGTCAAACGCTTGCCCAAGCAGATCCCTAGTATTATCGGGCAACCAATTGGGCAATGGTGCAAGATATCGCACCTAAGAGGACATTCGAGAAATCGGGTGTCCTTTTCCTATTCTCAAAAGGAGGGTGCAATATGTGGAACAAACTAAAAGCATGGCTAGACTACAAAGAACGACTCCCCCCAGACAACCACAACGAAAGCACAAGGACATGGAGCAAGGGCTACCACAAAGCATTCCGAGAGACAAGCGAGTTTGTAGCAGACATTAAGCCGGCCAACAGAAAACCGCTAATTATCGGCGTATTAACCATAGTCCTCTTATCCATTTCCTTCTTCGCACTTTACATCGACTACACAAAAATAAATATAAACTCTGCAAGCATCGAATCCCTAGAATCCCTCCCTGACATCGGACCAGTATTAGCAAAGAGAATCGTTGACGGTAGGCCATATGAGGACGTTTGGGCATTGGATCGAGTCAAAGGCATTGGGCCTGAAACCATAAAAGCAATCGAGGGTAAAGTTAAAGCGAGGGGGTTTTAATTTGGAGAGCTTAATAAAGTATGGAATTGACAATAACATCATTTTTCTATCCCTCTTCGTAATGTCAATAGGCGGGTTATCCTGGCTTATAAAATGGATACTCCATACCAACGATGAAAGAGAAGGACGATATATCACAACAATTGAGAAGTTATCGGATAACCTCGAGGTTGTTAATGACGTTCGTACTTCAGTAGAAAGAATCGAGCGAAAACTAGAATCAAGATAGAAAGGATGACTACCATGCCAATTGTAGTTCTTGACCCCGGCCATAATTCAAACGCAGTCGACTCCGGGGCCCAATCCAACGGCCTCCTCGAACAAAACATTACCCTCGACGTTGCCCTTAAGCTAAAACCTCTCCTAGAAGCAAACGGCATCCAAGTCGTAATGACGCGCACATCCGGCAGGGTGCCGGGAGACTACACCACGGTCAACGGTTCCCTCCAAGCTCGTTGCGACACATCAAACAATGCTAAGGCTGATCTATTCGTCAGTATTCATATAAACGCCGGGCATGGCACAGGTACAGAGGTTTGGGTATTATCATTAGGAGGAAGGGCTGAGAAGGCTGGAAGGGCTGTCCTAGCTCGCCTGATAGAGTCTAGCGGATGGACAAACAGGGGGCTAAAAGCATCTAATCTTTATGTACTTGCCAATACCGATGCCCCTGCTATTTTAACTGAGAATGGATTCATCGATACCATTAGCGATGCGGTGAAACTAAGTAGCCCGGGGTTTAGACAGGAAATAGCGGTTGCCCATGCTAAAGGGATTTGTGATTACTTTGGGATTATTTATAAGGGAGTTGGCGTGGCAGAAGTTAAGCCAGATAAAGACGGATACCTAATGGTAAGAGTTCTGGATTCAAAGTCTGCAGAAGTGCAAGCACAGATCATCAAAATGGGGTATGCGTGCAAGCTGGTTATTCTTCCGTAGAAAAAGTATACCTTGGTATACGTGTAAACTTTTAGTATACCGTTAAAGAAAGGAATGAACACCATGCGAGAAAAAGCCACCATCATAGCCATAGGGGGAGTCGTGCTTATTATACTATCCCTCATTGTCTCATCAGGAGTCACTAAGCAGCCTGTAGACTCCGAACTAATCAAGATGGCAGTATCGGGTCTTGTTGGGTTTGCAGGAGGCGTGGGCGGAACTGTAGCGGTTGCAGCGTTGAGTGGTAAGGTAGAATAGCGATTGATGGTATGGTATAATTAACTTATTAGAAAAAGAGAAATCTTTTGCGGAGCGAAATAGTAGGAAACTATCAGGACGCTCTATTTTTCTTTGCCTACTCAGTAGTTGCAAAAAATGCAACTACTGAGGTATAATCTAAATGTGTAGTGGCGGAAACGTAGACGCACTGGTGGGAAAAAGTGGTTAATAACTCCTACGGGACAAAACCCCTCTGCTAAAAGGTATGGGAGCTAACCCGACCACTACCAGGGAGATTAATGAGTCTTCATGTATGGTAATCAGTCCATACCTACACAAAAAACCGTGTATCAGACGGTTGTAAACCAGTTATATAACGAGTAAAGATTTAACCCCTGCCGTAATGGTGGGGGTTATTTTTATGCCCAAATATAGGAATAATGATATAATATAAGTGTCATTAATTTGATAATTTTCAGCTACGACCCGGCCAGGTCGTCTGAGGTGGCGTTAGAAAATTCACTTACCTTCTGTTGGTGGATTAATCTAACGCTATCGAAGCTGATACAAACAGAAGGAATGAATTGAATAATGAAGAGAAAAGCAGGCAATTTTCTGGAATTGTCGAGAGAATTGTTTAACGAGGAAAGATTCAAGAAGTTATCCCTCAACGCAAAGTGGCTCTATGTTGCACTTAATGAACTAGAACACAGGTACACTGGTCCCAATACAGACTTCTTTTTTCGCAGTAATGAGGATTTAGCAGGAGATACAGGATTGAGTTTATCGGCAGTTAAGAGGGCAAAGGACGAACTTCGGGACATTGTCCAAATGTGGCAAATGCACTGGAGAGATAAAGAAACAGGAGTCCTTTCGAGGAAGAAAATAACTGCTTTTAGGATAAATGAATAGATCAAAGGTTCTCACAGAGCTTTTGGTTCAAAGGTTCTCAAGGAACCTAGTTCAAAGGTTATCACAGGACCACTAATTAAGAAGTAACTTATAATTAATAATTAACTATATAATAACTAAGATTTAGTAAGTAACATACTCCAACTGTTTTCACAGATTGGAGGTGTATAAAAGGAAATGAGAATTGTTTGGACTTCTACACAATAAATGTGTGGGAGTTCTTTTATATTTAGGTAGAAATATTGACCTTGCTTCTCTTTTTTGTCCTAGACATGGTACTAATAAAGGTATATAATGGTACTAGGTGTATATTAGATTGGAGGAATTATTTTGAGGGAAATTAAGTCATTAGGAACTTATAGAAAGGAAGGTATTTCAAGGAGTTACGCGTATTCATTATTTGAATGCCCCGAGTGTGGTTGTCATGTAGAGAAAGTACGCAAAGATGGTATTAATGCTAACTTCTGTAGTCATGCGTGTTATGCAAAGAGAAGAGAACGCAGGGGAGCATATAATGAGTACGTGGTAATATCTGGATATTTGTATGTCTATACACCGGATCACCCTAATGCTACAAAGGCTGGTTATGTCGCAAAGCATAGGTTAGTGGCAGAAAAAACTATTGGCAGGTTACTAAACAAGGGAGAAGATGTCCATCACAAGAACCTTGATAAATACGACAATGATCCAAATAACTTAATAGCCATGTCTAGTAGCGAACACTCAAAGCTTCATGCAAGATTAAGCCCTATTAATAAAAGGAGGTGTGCTTAATGTTAAGGGAAATTAAGTTTCGCGGTAAAAGGATTGATACCAAAGAGTGGGTTTATGGATACTACAACTTTAATCCATTTTTCAATCGTGCAGAGATATTTTCTTGTGATGATATAAGAATGTTTGTCTACGCTGTTATCCCTGAAACGGTCGGTCAATTCACAGGACTACGCGATGCAAATGGTAAAGAAATCTATGAAGACGATATCGTGGACTTTATTGACCTACCTGCGGGAGAGGAAGCTTTATGCACTGGTGAAGTTATATTCGAAGAGTTTGGATGGCATTTTACAAACTCCATAACCGAAAGTTCTTTATCTTGCTATGATTCAGAATATCTTAATGTTATTGGCAATAAGCATGATAATTCCTCCATAACGGAGGCTACCTAATGTCCGACAACAAAGAGAAGTCAAACAAGCCACACGTCAAAGTATATTTTGAGACAAAAGAAGAAGTAGAAGAAGTAAAAGCACTTGCCAAGACTAAAGGATTATCGGCTAGTGCTTGGTTTAGGATTTGGGCTATTCGAGAGATTAGGAAGAAGGGTGGTAAATAAACCTTGGGATGTGCAATAAAAACATATCCAGACGGATCAACCATGTTCGTGTGTGGTGAGGGAGTAGAGCCATGCTCCGTATGCGGCGATGTCTCAGTATCATTATGTGATTATCCAGTAGGGCCACGCAAAACATGCGACCAACCACTTTGCGAAAAGCACTCTATTAATCAAGGTGCAGAATGGCAAGATATTCACTTTTGTCCAGTGCATGTGATTATTGGCAATGGATGGGTGAATAAGGATAATGGTTAATCTGAAGGGGTAGTGGGATTAAACATTTTGAGGGAGAAAGGGGTGGGGAAAACGAAAGATTGCCCTTACTGTAAAAGAAGTGTTAGGCATGGCGGAAAGTGCTATGAGGAAAATAGCTCTAAAGCCTGTCTAATATTTGAAAGAGATCCGCGTGGCAAGCAGTTATTCCTTGACAATGTGAGATTCAATGTAGATTTTGGAACAGACATTCCGGAGATAAGGAAACCCATCAGTGAGTGGACGCTGCACGGCATCGAGAAAACGGTAACAATAAACAAGATTCTCAAGATCGAATGGAACACAAACGCAAAAGGGCTACACGGTATTTATGTTTGGGCAGATGTTATGTACTGGTCGGACGAAAATGGGGTTGTTCCCGAGAAGGCGAATAAACCAAAGTTGGTATTGTGTAGATGAGGAAGGGTGGAGAATGAGGATGGAATACGTTAATTGGGAATGTAAAGATTGCGGATGGCAATGGGTAGGAGATTTAACAGATACTTGGTGCCCGATATGCGATGAGCGGAATATAGTTTCTACTAGTCATGTGATTAAGGAATAAGAAAGGATTGAGAATAAGGATGGACTTATTAAAAAGCATTGTGAAATTAGCTAATAAGGGTATCGCGGTTGATTACACTATTATTGATCAAAAGCAGAATGGAACATTTGAGGAAGGAGAGCCAAATATAACATACACAGTTAGTGTTCATGATAAATGGACTTTTGGCGATGTGTATTTTGCGGAAGCAGGTTTTGAAGATTTGGAAGAAGGTCTACGATGGGGGATTAAAAAGGGGAAAGAGATCGAGAAAGAAGGCAACCAATCATGACCAACTTCCCAAAATTCAGAGCATGGGTAAAAAGTGAAACAGGCGAAGGATGGTACATGTCGTATCCTCGTTGGATTGACTTAGAGAATAAGCGCATTTGCACTGAAAGCGGATTGCAACCGAGTGAGTTTGTGTTGATGCAGTTTACTGGCCTTCTCGATAAAAATGGGTTGGAAATCTACGAGGATGATTACTTAAGAATATCTGGAAGAGTAAACCTTCAACTTATATCATTTGGAGATGGTTGTTTCCAGACCGATGAGTTAATATTATCAGAACTGCTCTGTGTAGACGGGAGAATATGCGAAGTTATCGGCAATAAGTATGAGAAGGGTGGAGAATAACAATGGCAGGAAGAAGTAGAAAACCCATGACAAGTGGAGTAGGGGCGATGATAAATAACACCAACTACAAAGACATCGGCATGAATAACCATGATGAGTTAAAAGAGTTTGTAAATGGAGAGCTTTACCTTAACAACACAATCGTCAATACTTGTCTCAAATTCTACAGAAGCGGCGACATATCATATGAAAATGCACTCCTGAGGGCTATTGTACATTTAGCCGAAAGATCGGATGCTTTACAAGATGATTTAGTTAAGCGAATAATGCGTGAATCACCCTCAAATGCATGGAGGGATATAAAATGAACTGCCAAACCTGCGCAACTCCAACTAAATACATCCTCGGCCTATGGGATGGTCCGAACGGAACGTATGGCAGGACGTATGATTGCCACAATCTAAACTGTGAGTTGAAACATAATAGGGTAAGACTTGAGGTAGATGCATCAAGAGAGAAAGAGTTGAATGCTGAAATCAACAGAAGGAATAAGATATTCATGGAGTTAATCAGAAGCAGAAGGAGGTCGCTACTTATCACTATTATGAAGATGTCGCGGTTATTAGGTATATCTCCTGCAACGTATAGTGATTATGAGATGTGTCGGGTTGCGCTGCCTGTGGAGATGGTTGAGAGGATTGAGGATGTATTTAGGGAGGGAAGAAATGAGTTCGTCAAATGACAGTACAGAAAGAATTATAGAGTTAGAAAATGCCCTTGAAGGACTACTGAGACAATGCCAGAAAACGAGTGATTCGATGGGACATAAAAATACACGCAGGATATTTGCTAGTGATGACTTCATGATGGTGTGGGAGGCGGCAAGGGAGGCCTTGGGGGTTGATCTTGAACTAAAAAAGCGAATGGAAGTAGTAGGTAAATTGCGGGATACATTAACGAGGTTAGGTATAAAATATGTCATAGATATACCGAGTAGTAAGCTTGTCATAAATATTGAGGATAACTTAGAATTTGAAAAATCAATATTGTAGGGGGTGAAGCAGAATGCCTGAATACTGCAAATGGTTTTGTATAGAATTTATCCTACGTTCGGAGAGAATACTCCCACCTCTTAGGTGGGAGATGAATCGTCGATCCCTTCCGTTAGGTACTTCTCAATCAACGTTTCAAGTATCTTGCTAACATCTGTTTTTTCCTTAATGGCCCGAATCTTAATCTTTTCCAGTAATTCAGAATCTAAAGTAGTCGTGAATTTAACTCTCATAACTAGCACTTCCTTCTTGTTTTGCACGTAATTACGTGCTATAATTAGTGTATCAAGAAAGGAGGTGTTAGTCAATTGCATAAAGCGTTTAAATTTAGGTTGTATCCAAGTAATGAGCAGCAAGTATTAATAGCCAAAACTATTGGATGTAATCGTTTTGTATACAATCACTTTTTGAATGAACGCAAAAACGCCTATGAAATATATGATGCAACTATCAACTACAATGGATGTTCCGCAATGCTGACTAAATTAAAGAAAGAATTTGAATGGCTAAAAGAACCAGATTCTACATCATTGCAATCCACCTTGAAAGATTTAGATTTTGCGTATCAAAAGTTCTTTAAGGAAAAGACTGGGTATCCTAAATTCAAATCAAAACGCAATCCGGTTCAGTCATATACAAGTAAATGCACTAATTCTAATATACGAATAGTCGATAATATGGTTAAATTACCAAAGCTAGGATTCGTTAAATTTGCTAAATCTAGAGAAGTTGATGGTCAGATCATTAGTGCCACCGTTAGGCGTAATCCTTCAGGTAAATATTTTGTATCCATATTAGTCGATACTGAAATTGAATTATTACCGGAAGTCAATCAATTCGTCGGCATCGACTTAGGTATTAAGGATTTTGCCATTTTATCAACCGGAGAGAAGATGCACAATCCAAAATATTACCGCAAGATGGAGAAAAAACTTACCAAGCTCCAACGTTCACTATCCCGAAAACAAAAGGGTAGCAAAAACCGCAATAAGGCTAGAGTCAAGCTTGCCAAACATCATGAAAAGATAGCTAATTGTCGGCGTGACTTCTTGCAAAAATTATCTACTGAGGTGATTCGGAACAACCAAATCATTTGCATTGAAGATTTGCAAACTAGCAACATGATCAAAAATCATAAACTTGCTAAATCTATTGCAGATGTTGGTTGGTCTGAATTTCGTACCATGTTAGAATATAAATCCAAATGGTATGGGCGAATCGTTTCAGTGATAGGCAGGACATTCCCATCAAGCCAACTTTGTTCATGTTGTGGCTATCGCAACAAGGAAGTTAAAAATTTGAATCTTAGAACATGGGAATGCCCAAGTTGCCATACTGAACACGACAGAGACTTAAATGCGGCAAAGAACATACTTGCCGAAGGGCTTCGACTATTAGCATAGTGCTAAAGAACTGTAGGGACTACAGGGATAGCTTAGTTAAACTTCAACATTGGTTGAGGTGTTCCCAAGAATCCCCCGCTTCTAAAGCGGAGGGAGGTTCAAAGATCATAACAAATGGTTATATAAAAGCAATTGCGGAGAAAGCAGAGTTGTGTCAAGGAACGAGAAGTTCTTTAAATATATCCATAGGGATGATGATTTGAATTTATGTCCTAAATGCAATAAACCTATTACTGTAGGTAGGTTGATGGACTGAGAATATTGTAGGGGTGAAGAGGGATGAATGAGATTAACGCGGAAATTAATAAAAATGCAACTAGTGAAGTCAAGAAGTATGCAATAGGACTATTAGTCAATGGGAAGGAAGAATATTTAAGGGAATTAACGGGTGATGATTGCTTCTCTGATGATTTAGGTCATGCCATAATATATGAAAATAGGAACACAATGCCATCATTAGGTCTGGATGAATACGTAGTTGAGGTTATACACGATGACGAAGGATGGATATGGCCTTATAAAGAATAGCACAAACAAATACCATCCAGCTCGGATGGTATTATCTATTTCAGTTACTATCGTTCGGATATTTCGCTCCCCCACTCTCCCCTACTTAACTTATCCCTGCCTAATATGCCACTTTTAGCACAATCTACAAGGGCTTGAGGGAGGCTATCCGAACAATGCCCTATATCATGTTGTTATAATGTTCGTCTAATCCTATAACCCCTCTTGCGCCTCTTGGGTTGGAATATAGGAACAGCCTCATGATGTTCAGGCAGCATGAAAATGAATAAGAGCGGACCGAATACAATCACTAAGGTAATCCAAGTCATACCTGCTCCCCCTTTGACATTGCTAACTTTAGCACAAGGGACCGCAATCGGTCTGCCTCTTCCTTCAGCCGTTCTGTTTCACCTAATAATTCTGAACAAGCTAAATTAACTGCTGCGTTCCTGCTTATACCGCAACCCTTCGCATAAGCGTCTAAATCCTTCAAGAGTGGGGTGGAGAAGTGGATTAGTGCTGGCTTCTTTTTCTTTTCCATTGAGCAACCTCCCTCATATCAACTTGATATATATTTATGGGAGTTTTCAAGAAATATGACCAGTTACTTGCTGAAGAATTTCCACCAGGTCCTCTTATTGCGCTGCTGTTGTATTAACTTAATATCATTGAGCTTCTGCATTACCTCGAGGTCCCTGGATTCTGCGTCCCTATGTCCATTCTCAACCTTCTCATAGAGTCCTGCAAGCCCTTCCTTAAATTCCGCCTTCATATTCTCAAGCTCATCTTGAAGTTTTAGTATAATGTGGTTCTGCTTAGCTAGTTCTTCGAGTAAAACATGACGAAGACTATGCACTAAATCTTCTTGTTGCGTTGTCTCGGTGTTGTTATCCGGTTCTTGCGTTGCTAGGTCGGTAACTATCATACCAAATCTACTATCCATCAGCTCGACAATTTGATCTGCGTCAAGTCCTTCCGCATATGATTTACTGATAAACGAAAGTAGTTCTACGGTTGAATCCTGCTCGTACTTAATCTTTTTACCTTCTCCTGATGTTTTGAAGTAATTTCTGAACTCCTCCTTGTCTTTATAGAAGCGGGCCGACGAAACATTGATGTGCGCTAATTCGGCACAATCCTTGAGCGTTAAGTACATCATAATTCCCCCTATAGATAAAACTTCTCATACTTGGATTTTCTGTCATCCTTCTTCGTTGAATCCTTTTTATTATTAATTTTTTTAGTTAAATTTGTATTAGTAGTATGTGTATTAGTAGCTGCGGTTTTTTCGTTTACGGGTAAACCGTTTGCGGGAAAGCCGTTTGCGGTCGGAGTAGTTGGTTCCATTGGGTTTGGTATCTCGTTAATGAGATAAACCATGGTCCCCCACTTCCCGGATTCGCTCCTTTCCTGTATTCTGGTTATGTATCCAAATTCAATTAACTCCTTAATTCCACTAGCTATCTTTTCCCGACCATCTTTCTTTGATCTTTTTTCTAGTTCGCTCATATGGAGAACCCAATCATCCGGTAAGCTTAGTAGATAGGCCATTATCCCTCTAGCCTTAAAACTTAATCCTTCTTCCTGCATAATATCCTTGGCGATCATTACGTAAGGGTTTTCTCTATCTTTGTTTTTGCGTAAAATAGTCTTCTGTCTTTTCTCTTGCATTAAAAAAACTCCTGTCTATAAAATTGGGAATGGACAGGAGGTTCATATTTATGGTACATTATCTGTAACAACATAAAAGTTTCTCCCGTTGGCCCCTTGAACGAAATCTTTGGTCGGATGCGTTCAGGGGGCTTTCCCTTGTCTTCCTAATTCGACAGGTTAACCACTCATTCCTTCAAGACTCATAGAATAATGTGAGCTACTACGCCTACAGCATAAATACAGCCAGCTATCTTGATAAGTTTGTATAGCATAGGCCTTCTCTTAAAGAATGATTGTTTTTCTGGGTGACTCTCCATGTACTCCTGCATGTACCCAGGATCTACTAATACCAAATCCTCATCAACGACTACATAATTGAAATATCCCCCCAAATCTTTTGCAACAACCACAACATCAAAACTTCCTTTCCTATAGCGTTATATTTATGATACAGCATAGGGGTAATTAATTAAGGGGGTGCAATAAGACAGATTATCGACTGCATATCACAGCATGTTTAAAAATAGGCACAAAAAAGTGAATACATGCTTTATTTATGCAAAATATTCACTAATCTTGACATTATTTTGACTTCATTTTCTTTATTGACTCTAGGAGTTCGCGAAGGAAGATGGGGTCTATTTGTTCTGCGTGTAAGTCCTTCGCTAGCATAGCATATGGCAAGCTTTCCTGTTTGGCGAAGAACTCTATTACATCATCTGGTATATCAACGTTATTTAACTCGGTTAGTTTGCGTAGGGACATGATGTTGTTGTCCAGGAGATATGCCGAATCGACGCCGAGGGCTGCAGCAACCTTTTCCAAAGCCTTAATTGACATGTTGCTCTTTCCTGTTTCTGCATCAGACAGATAAGACAAGGAAAAACCAGTTAAGTCGCGCAGGTCGGCAAGCGTCATTCCTCTCACTGTTTCCCTGATATATCTAATCTTGTGGCCGTAGTCCATTTGACACACCATCCATTCATGTAAAGTATTATCTAATTATTAGTATTTCCACCTAGATATATTCGTTATAACTGAAATTAAAATATTTTTCCGGTTATACCGAAATTGACTACTTTTAAGCTTGCTTTGTCGTTGTCTCCGATATATAATAGGTGTATGTTCTGGATTGATAGTCTAGAACTCCGAAATCAAGTTATTCGGTATTACTTTAAAAGGGGGTGGATGGATTGACAATCGGTAGCCAAGTTCGCAAATATCGGAATAAGAAAGCGTGGACATTAAGCGAGCTTGGAGAACGCGCAAAGCTCAAAGGGAATACTTTGAGTGACATTGAAAATGATAAGTGTGATCCAAGCATAAGATCGCTCAGAAGGGTAGCTGAAGCTCTTGAAATCGAAGTTGCCTGTCTATTTCAAACGGTGTAAACCTTTCTTTTTCTCTTTTAAAAAGTTCTTTAACCTTAAACAAGCCTTCCGATTGCACTTACCACGCAAGCAGAAGGAAAACATCATTGTTAAAGTTATCATGAATCAACTTCCTCCTCAATTATTACCAGTAGTTGAAAGGAGGTGGTAAAAATTAAAATGATACCATTGACCCAGGGTAAGTTTACCGTTGTGGATGATAAGGACTTTGGTGAGTTAAGCAAGTATAAATGGTGCGCCCATAAAGGCCACAACACTTACTATGCCTGTAGAAGTATTAGCACGAATGGAAAAGCGACATTAATTCGTATGCACCAACAATTATTAGGCAAAAAAGAAGGTTTAGAGATTGACCACGTAGACGGAGATGGACTAAATAATCAGTGCCATAACTTAAGACATGTAACTCGTAGACAAAATATGCAGAATATACATGGGGTTAAGTCTTCAAAATATTCAGGCGTTACTTGGCAAAAAAACAGAAAGAAATGGCTAGCTCGAATAGAGATAAACGGTACACGCAAATATTTGGGTCTTTACTCCGACGAGCACGAAGCATCTCTAGCTTATCGTAACGCAGAAATGAGTTTGGCATACTCCCACACCAACAATTTACCAGATTGTAGGAACGAGAATATGCCCCGCACTTGAGCAACGTTGCTCTGAGTAATTTTTCGTCCCACCACAGAACGATTCAGGTACTTCAATACCTGAGTTCAACCTTCCCGTAGTCCAAGGGGCTTGTTTGCTACGCTCTTGTTTAACTGTGTCTAATATACACCATAAACAATAGCTTGGTCAATAGCCTTTTCAATTAAATTATTACAAATTTGCAAAAAAGTCTTAAAAAAAGTATGTTTTGGAATCGTTTCGTCAAGGAGGTGGAGGCAATCGAGAAGGAATTAGTAGAAGAATTTAAGAGACTGACAGGCTACAACGGCGGAAGTATTGCCGAAAAGTATGGAGTTAGTAGGCAGTTCGTCCATCAAGTGCTCAACAATCACTCATTAACACATAAGGCGAGTTCAGCTTTCTTCTTGAATGCGATGATCGGCGAGAAGATTTCGTCACTAAAGAAGCAGGTGCAGGATTTAGAGTTTTTACAGGTCAGTATTGAGGAAGGCGTAACGAATGGGGAGGACAAACATGAGTAATTTAGTCACTGTTCAAGTTGAGGTTGATTTAGGGGTAAACGCACATGATGGGTCGGTAATAGTTAGTAGCAGGTATATAGCTCAAGTTTTTAGCAAGGAACACAAGGACGTACTCAGGGCTATACAGAATTGCAGCTGTAGCGAAGAATTCGGACGGCGTAATTTTAAGCAGTCCTCATACAAGAATGAACAGAACAAGAAACAGCCTGAAGTGCTACTCACAAAAGATGGATTCACTTTTATTGTAATGGGGTTCACCGGAAAGAAGGCAGCTCAATTCAAAGAGGCCTATATCAATCGCTTTAACGAAATGGAAAAGGCTCTAAAGGATCTCAATATCGCCAGACTTGAATACCCAGAACTCACCGATGCCATTAAGTCGATGCACGATGAACCAAAGTTCTTTCACTATGCAAATGAGGCCGATATGTTCAATCAGATAATTTTAGGCATGAAGGCTAAGGAATTTCGCAAGAAACACGGTTTAGATAAAGGAGATTCAATTAGACCGTACCTAACCCCATTTCAGGCTGAAGCAATGCGAAAAATGCAGCAGTTCGACGTTGGACTAGTAGTTGCCGTACCGAACTTCACTGAACGCAAGAAAATACTCCAAACTTATTTTATGCAGACTTATTTTCCAGAATCATTCAGAAGTTTGCCGCCAAAAGCACCATTCTAAGATGCAGTAGGGCAAGCCAAAATCCAACGAAAGCGAGACACTAACATGCTAAAATCCATCCTCGAACAAACTACAGGCCCGCTAACCACATCCCAATTCGCACACCTCATGGACCTAACCACGACTGACATTATGGTCAACAACATTGGATTCAAGCGTAGGACTAGCTTATCGGATGTTATCAGGGTGGCAGAGATTAGTTTTAGGATTTTAACGAGATGGGAAACGGTATGAGTAAAGCATTAGAACGGCGCATATCAGACCTTGAAAAAGAGGTTTCTCGACTGAAGGAGCGACTCATCAACCAACCAACCTTTGAAGAAATGCGAGATTCGGCAATCGATATTTTCATCGAAGAAATTAGGGCGTTAAGAAAGATGTGGGGCAAGGATTAGCTTTAGGATTTTAACGAGGTATTAATTAAGGGAAAGAAGGAATTTGAATGAAAAAGCAAGTTGTTCATGTTGCTCAAAACGGAATCAAGGTGGTTGTGGATGGTAACAGTGACCCGCGCAACGTTCAACTTTTTAACGAAACTTTAAAAAAGTAGGAGGAGTGAATCAAATTGAAATCTAACAATCCAGCCAACCAAATCAGTCAAGCCGCCAAATCCCGTGGCCTATCCTATTGGGAGTATATCGAATCAACCCAACCCCATCATGTGCAAAAGTTCGTTTGGGGTGGCAGGAAGGAAACGCGCAAGGAGAAGCGCGCGGAAGAGAACAGGATTATTCCATTTCTGGGTGGTTCCATCTATCCCATGGCGCGGCTGTTCGCTCAAATGCGGAGTTTAGTTGGGAAGAGGAGTGCTTATTAAGCGAGGAGATTGATTAAATGCCTAAATGTAAATACTGCGGAACACAAGTTACGAATGGTAGAAAACTAAGAAACCAACATGAACCGAATTGTGAGTGGAAAGTTAAGATTGAAGATTGGCAAAAAAGAGTAGCAGAAAGCGAAGGAAAAAACTTTTGGTATGTAGATACTGACGCGTCTGCCCTCAAGGCTTGCGCCCTAAGTAACCACTATCAAATGATTAGGTTTTTTAGAAACGGAGAATTAGGCGACTGGTCCCAAAGTTTCCATGAAAAAAATTTATTCGGTAGCGAACCGGAGGCCCAAGTTAGGTTTGATTACTTAAAGAACTTATACCTAGGGACATTTAAGCATAAGCCGTACATGGGGGAAGAAATGCTCGTCGATCATCTAGAGGAATTAAAGTACATTGAAAACGCAATAACCGAAAGATTAGTAAAATTCCCCAATTTTACAGGTATTGATTTCTGTAATGTTGGCGCACGCGGTATTCAGATACGAGGTCATCACCAGCAAATAAAAGGTTACACATACGGTTCTCAACCAACGATAAAATACGACTTTTCTAATTACCTAGATACAGTGGATGAGTTCGTGGCAATGTGGGAAAAGAACGATATTCCAGAAAGGATATACAGAGAGATAGCTATGATTGCTGACGGTGAAAAATACGGGTGGGATTGAAGTAAGGGAGTGATCATTATCCACCGCTTGAAAGGAGCAAGTCTATTGCGTAAAGACCAAGCCAGAAGACTCAAGTATCAAGAGGCCCAACGCATCAACTCGAAGTCTGTACCAGGCTTTAAGGATGTCCTGAAGTCGGTGCAGTTAACTGAAGGTCAGTTGAAAGTTTTCACATCACGGTTGATTAAGTAGGAGGGATGCCAAATGACCAAACAGCAAAACCAAACTTGTTTATGTGGAAAAGAAGTCAACCTGCCTGACGGTGAAGTCAAGATAACCTGCCCATGCGGTAGAACTTGGGAAATTAGTACAGAAGGAGTTTTATTCACGAATCTAATGTTTCCGTTTTGTCAGGGAGAATGTTCTAGGCGAGAGAATGTGCCTATTGTGGCAAAGCGTGAGCGTCCGAGGAATAAGCGAAAAAGGAGGGCGTTAGGGTGTTAAGGAAAATTGTTAAAGCCATCAAAACATGGATCAATCGCGAAATCCAAGCCTACAAAATCGAGCAAGAGAAGAAGGTTATGGAGGAACGTATCAAGCGCAATAAGGCTGATTTCACCGAGCTAATGCGGTGTGGAAATGTGATTCGGGGCGAGGATAAGGATGATGGCAGCATGAAGGCTGTAGTGGTGGATTATGTTGGCCGGGGGAGAGTTGGGGAGCCGTTTAATCCAGTCTTCAGTAGAACGGATTGCTTAAATTGGGCAGAAAGGAGCAACCAACATGCGAAAACTAACCCCAACTGAACTTTCAGCCATCCAGGACCTAGGAGATAGCCAACTAATCGAACATTGGTCCATCGACGGTCACTCCAACGCACTAAGACGCGTCACGGTCATATCTAAAGTCAATGCTGACTGGGACGAGATAGATGTCTTACTAAATGCAATCTTTCCTGAATTAGAATACCGAGGTAAGGCAGGGATTAGCGTCGAGGATGGTGTTTTATCGGAGTATTTTTCGATCGATGTTGACGAAGAAACTTTAATCAATCTTGTGATAAAGAAGACAATTGAGCAAAGAGAAGGGACCCTGCTGCAAACAGAGGCCCCGGGTGACAAAGAAACTACTCAAGGCTATTCTACCATATTGGGCAATGCTTTAGAACTACATGGGCCGTGTGAGTCTTTTGTTTAAGGGGAGAGAGTGGTTTCGAGAGTTTCATGAATCGGAATATGATCCCATC